CGGACGGGCATGGTCATTTCACCCAAACAATTGAAGAAGGTGAGACAGAAGTGAAAGAGTCTAAAGAGTGTTTCTCGGAAGAGCAACAATCAGCAGGCTTCGAGCATTTCCTCTCTAAACTATAATCTCTAAAGGAGAAAACAATGTCTGAAATTATTAAAGACGAAGTTGTTGAGGAAACTGTAGACGAGGTTATTGTTGAGGATACGCAAGTAGAAGCTGAGGAATTAGATATTCCAGAGGCACCTCTAACAGCAGCTCGTACAGTATCAGCAATTAAGGCTTCTCTGACAGAAATGTCAAAAGAAGACCTTGACGGAATCTTTGAAGCAGCGGAGAAAGCTAAAGCTAAGGCTAAGCTAGAAGACGATGATGAAGAAGATGAAGATGAAGATGAAGACGAAGTTGATGAAACAGTAGATGACGCTGGTGATACCGCAAAAGGTAAAACTGCGCAGTCAGATAACAAAGCCGACAAACTTAATACTAAGAAAAAGAAAAAAGGTGATGACGGTAATGAAGTCGAAGGTATTCCTGAAAAGAAAGGTAAATTCAAGGAAGACGTTGAAGCTTTGGTTAAAGACGAAGACACATTGTCTGAAGGCTTTAAAGAAAAAGCAGCTACTATTTTTGAAGCAGCACTTACATCTAAAGTTAACGCTGAGACAGCAAAATTAGAAGAGCAATATTCATCTGATTTAGCTGGTGAAGTTGAAGCTATTAAAGAAGATTTGGTTGACAAAGTTGACGGTTACTTAACATATGTAGTCGAAAACTGGATGAAAGATAACGAGGTTGCAATTGAGCATTCTCTTAAATCTGAAATCACTGAATCATTCATTAGTTCACTAGGTACACTATTTAAAGAGCATCACATCAATGTTCCTGACGATGCGGGAGATATTTTAGATTCCCTATCTGAAGAAGCTAAAGATGCTAAAGCTCAATTAAATGATGCTACTGAAAAGGCTATGGAATTATCTGAGAAAGTTAAAGATTTCGAAAGAAAAGACATAATCCGTGAAGCATGTGAAGGTTTAACTGCAACTGAAGCAGCAAAGGTAACTGAATTAGCAGAGGCTATTGAAGCTGATGATAATGAAGCTTTTGCAACTAAAGTAGCTACAATTAAGGAATCTTACCTTAATAAAGATGCCGCGGTAGAGACATCAGAAGTTGATGCCATTACTGAGGATACACCCGAACCCCAAGAAGTAACTGCTCAAATGCAAGCCTACTTGGACGCGATGTCGCGAACTTAATTAACCCATTTATAGGAGAATATAAAAATGGAAATTAATCAAACACAATTACAGGAAAAATGGGCACCTGTACTTGATTCACAAGATGCTAGCAAAATTACTGATTCACACAGACGTAATGTAACTGCAGTAGTTCTTGAGAATATGGAAAAACAACAAATCCAAGAAAGAGCTCAAATGAACGAAGTCGCGGCTAATAAGACTGGCGGTGGAGTTGATAATTGGGACCCTGTCCTAATTAGCTTGGTAAGACGTGCAACACCTGCGCTTCTAGCATTCGATTTAGTTGGCGTTCAGCCAATGACTGGTCCTACTGGTCTAATCTTTGCTATGAAGAGCCGTTACACAACACAAGGCGGTACTGAAGCATTACATGACGAAGCTAACACAGAATTTTCTGGTGGTGGCTCAGGTTCAGTAGGCAAAAGTGACGATCCATTTGCTGGAGACTCTGGCGGTGGCGAATCAGATACTGTTGATGACTATACTCCAGGTGAGGGTCTATCTACGGGTGCTGCTGAAGCGTTAGGTAACACTGGTAATGCATTTGCCGAAATGGCTTTCTCAATTGATAAGACTTCCGTGACTGCAAAGTCTCGTGCTCTTAAAGCTCAATACACAATTGAATTAGCTCAAGACCTTAAAGCGGTACATGGTTTATCTGCGGAAACTGAACTTGCGAATATCCTTTCAACTGAAATTCTAGCTGAAATGAATCGTGAAATCATCCGTAACATTAACCTTAAGTCTGTAACATCTACACTTGCTTCTGGTGAGTTCGATGCTACTGATGCTGCTGATACAGGTGGTGCAAGATGGTTAGTTGAAAGAATCAAAGGTATGGTATTTGCTATGGAAAAAGAAGCAAACACTATTGCTACTTCAACTCGTCGTGGTAAAGGTAACTGGGCGCTTGTTTCACATGGCGTTGCAGCTGCATTAAATGCTGCTGGTATGATGGACACAACTTTGGGTCTATCTGGTCCTAGCAACTTTGATTCAGATGCTACTGGTTCATTAATGGCTGGTACTATGACTGGCGGTATGAAAGTTTATATCGATCCATATGCAGCAGTAGATTATTACACTATCGGTTATAAGGGTTCTAATCCTTATGATGCTGGTATGTTCTATTGCCCATACGTTCCATTAAGCATGATGAAGACTATTGGCGAAAATGACTTCCAACCAAAAATTGGATTCAAAACTCGTTACGGTCTTGCTGACAATCCATTTGTCACAGCTGGTGCTGGAGCAAACGTATACTACAGAAAACGTAAGGTCGTTAACCTATAATTTTCTAAATATACATCTAAACGGGGCGAAAGCCCCGTTTTTTTTCGTATAAATAAATACATGCCAAACTTTTTAAATCCATCATCGTTCGTTTTAACATTAGATACCCAAGCGTATTCTGGTGCAGAGTGGACTATTCAAACAATGATGCTTCCAGATGTATCTGTTGATGGTGCACCATTAACTTATAAAGATATTGATGTAAGTAGAGCTGGAGATAAAATGAAATTTGGTACATTTGAAATATCATATCTTATTGATGAAGACCTATTAAATTATAAAGAAATTTTTGATTGGTTAAAATCACTTGTAGAAACAAAACATGTAACGACAACAACTTCAGACCATTATAGAGATATGACACTTACTGTCATGAACTCAGCTAATAACGTCACAAAACAAATCAAATTTGTAGATGCTCACCCAATAAGTCTTTCATCTCTTCCATTTGATATCACAACAACCGATGTAGAGTATCTTACTGCAATTGCATCATTCCAATATTCTTACTATAAATTCCTCTAAGCTGTTTACATTCCCCTTAAACTATGATATAATATCAGTATATGATTATAAAAAATAAGTGGCGTGGCGTCAGAAAAAAAACCAGTATCGGTAGACGATGGATTAAAACTTCATCTATGAATAAGAATAAGAAAAAATCATTTAAAAAGTATAGGGGTCAAGGTTGAATATTGAAGAAGTATTAAAAATGTGGAAAGAAGATTCCATAATAGATGATTTAAAATTAGATGACACCACTGTAAAAATGGCACGTATACATAGTAAGTATCTTGAATTGCTGACAATTACTAAGATGCGTAGAAAGAAAAAAGATTTAGAATATAAAACATTATTGAAAGATAAATGGTTATATTATAATGGTAAGCTAAGTCAAGGTGAAATGGATATGAAAGGTTGGGAATATGACCCGTTTGGTGGATTAAATAAACCATTAAAGGGAGACATGAATCACTACTATGATTCAGATACTGATATTCAAAAAGCTCAATCATTATTAGAATATGATAAAGTTCTTATCGAAACACTGGAGGAAATTATGAATACTATAAGATGGCGACACCAAAATATTGGTAACATAATTAAATGGCGGAGTTTCGAGGCCGGTGTTTAGCAGAAAAACATTAGAGCTCTTACTTACGAATTACATTAATATAAACAATGGATTAAGAACGCCTTGTGCTGAAAAGTCTAAGTTCGAAAAGCTTATAAAAGAGACTGAAGCATTACTCAAATCAAAACCTTTAGATGTAATCTACCCAGATGGAATGACTGCATTAGAATATGCACATAAACTAGCTAAGGAAGCAAATGATCGCATGCATATGTCGTAATATAAGTGAGAATAAATATAAAGATAAGCAGTCTTTATATAAAAGATTAATACAAAATGATAAACAATGTTGCAAGTGTTTAAATAGATATGGAATTGATAACTGTAAAGGTAAAAGACAACGCATTCATATACGTTGATTGCGAAGATAAAGGTATCATACAAGAACTAGCAGAATATTTTACATTCTATGTTCCTGGCTATAAGTTCATGCCTCAATTTAAAAATAAATTATGGGACGGAAAAATTCGCCTCTTTAATTTACGTGACCAATCTTTATATGCTGGATTATTTAAATATATAAAATTATTTTGTAGGGAAAGAGATATAGAACTTGTATCTGTATTAAGAGAACCACCAAGCAAATATAATTTACCTGGAATGGATTACCCTGCTCCATTAGATTGGATTAAATGCGCAGCCCCATTAAATCTACCATTTGAACCAAGAGATTACCAGTTAGAAGCTGTTGAACATGGATTAAGAACTCGATCAGGATTATTAGTATCTCCTACAGCATCAGGCAAATCATTAATAATATATCTCCTTATGAGATATTTTCTAATGACTAATGAAGATAAATGTTTAATAATTGTACCTACCACTTCCCTTGTTAAACAAATGTTCACAGACTTTTGTAAGTATTCAGAATATGATGAACGTTGGTTTCCAACTGAAGATTGTCA